GGGCTGATACCATAGTATAACGGCTAAATAGTATCTTATGCCCTGCTTCAAAAGATAAGCGTTCCAAAAAGGTAGATGCGTTGTAGGAGTTGTGAGTAACAGTGCCATCTTCTAACAGAAAACGATGATTCCCATCTACAGCAATTCCAAACCATTCACCTATTTTAGGTTCTTCTTCTATCGTGATATAAGATAAGTGCCAATCTTTATTTTTTGATAGGTCTGTTTCAGACACTCTTTTACGTTCAACTATACAAGGAATTTTCCATATATCACCTCCAATTGTGATATTATAAACAATTCCACAATCTTTACCATTACAAAATGCTCTCTTTTCTTTTATTGATGTTCTAAAACCGAGCGTATCGGCTGTGAATTTAATTTGCCTTGCTAATGTTTCATTTTTTTGTGTTATGTAATAGTTTCCCTTGTTGTAATATCCATCAGTATCAATTATTCCTGCTAACAATTGTAATCTACAACTTTCAGTGTTGGAGATGTATTGCTGAGGAATATGTTTGTTATCAATTAGGTTGTAATCTCTTAGTTTATCCATTAAAGGGTTGGTTATTCCTCCTTGCTTCCTTATTCTATATGTTTTTGCTTTACCTCTATCTCCGTTGATTGATATAACCATACCCTCATTTTTTGCATATTCTGATATATATTCAAGAATTTCAGGTTCAGGGGTTGTTATCTGCGGATAGATAGAAGTTCCGTCTCCTAACCATATACCTAATAGGTATGGGGGTATTTCTACGGTTTGAGAATTGAAAGGAATACTATCTACTTTGAACCCTCTGAAATTCTCTCTAAATCTTTTACTTTTACTGATGAAATCTGTTATAGGAATATCTATTATATCATCATAAGATGTGTATCGAGGTTTAGGTTTGCCATTCTTTAATTCGTTCTTACAAGACTCTGACTTCTTTAAGGTTAGAATATGGTCTTGATTAACAACATAATCTATTCCACTTGTTTGTTTTACTTTAAATAGCTCTCCTACCCCTGAATTGGTATTGGTTACTATTCGGGGGGTAAAATCATCACCCATTACTTTTTCTCCTATTTGTATTTCTTCAATAGGTTTAAGGGTTAGGTCGTGCATAATTACTTTTGTGCCTTTTTTTAGACACTTTCCACTGCCTCGACCTCCTGAAAGGATGATGATGAACTTATCTTTGTTCAAGTACAAAGGATCATATATAGGTTGGGTCTTAATCATTACTTTTACTATTGCTTTTGAGCCATTGGGCGATGTCGATACTGCCTGATAATTCTACTTGATTTACATTGATATAATCCCCTTCCATTTTGGATATTTCGGACTGCAACTCACGAATGGTACGGTTATAGGCTGTTATCTCTGAGGGCGTGAGAGTTCGTTCGTATCTTTGTATTTGTCCTTCGTGGGATCGTATCTCTTGTGGGTGAGTTCCTTTTTCTAACCGCTCTAATATATTATCTATTTGTTTTTGCAAAATAGCAATACGGTCTATTTTAGTTTTTAAGCCTTTTTTTACTGCTTCTTTTTCAGTAGCGAGTGATTGCTTTAACTTGACCTGTTGTGCTTGTTTTTGGTATTCTTGGTGTTGTTTTTGGGCTTGTTTCCAATCTTTATCAAAGGTAGTTTTACCCTTACCCCACTTTACCTCATATTTACCCCACACTTCCGAATATGACAAACTCGGCTCGCTTTTCAGAGAGTCAAGTATCCACATTTGTCTATTTTTCGGAGTGTTTGTCATTATTCGTCTGTTTCTTCTTCTAATTCGTTTTTATAGTCAATACCTGCTGATAGTTGTTCTTGTTCCTTTTCAGAATAGACGTGAGAGATGAAAAGCCCTTGTTCGTTTTCTTCCTCCTCTGCCTGAATGATGTTAAGTCCTGCTACTACTAATTTCGCAAATGCTTCTACAGATTTTGCTTTTCCTCCCATTTGGGTATGTCTTTGATAGGCTCTGTTTAAGATGTCTTTTTTTAAAATCATTGTTTGTTCTATTTAAAGGGTTACATATATAGCGAGTGTATTATAACTTATACTTTTTGGTAATTTCCAATAGTTTTTTAGAGTAAGGGTCTTTTTTGCCTAATATTGCTTTGCTCATTCCCTCGGCATAAAACTCATTGACATTTTGGTGTGCATACCCTCCTAATACATTAGATTTTGTTTTGGTGTATTGTTTATAGAGGGCTTTTATCTCCTTACCTGCTTTCTTGTGTTTGTCTCCTGTATGTCTATTTGTCCAAGTGGTATGAGCCAATTCGTGTATGGTGGTATGCTGAATAGCTTTATTGGTTTCTACTTTTCTTCCTCTTTTATATTCTGCTTTTTTAGCCTTTACCATGGCTTTGCTGTTGTTGAATGATTTACGATTGAGGTACACCGTACCTGAATTATTGGATATAACAGCGATCCCATAAGCATTATTTAGGTCAGCTAGTTTGACTTCACGAGTATTAAGCCCTATTCGTGAGTGATACTTTGATATAGCACGCTTTACCTCACGATTAGCTTTTTTGTCAGTAATATCTTTGATACTACCTATATTCTTGACACTGGAGGGCGTACCTCCTCCTTTTTGCATTATGATGTCGTTACGGCTATCATTTCTTATGCCTCCTGATGATTTTCCCATTTTATTTAAAAAAATATTTGTGGTTAGAAAAATATTTTGTATCTTTGTGCCGTAATAGGCTATCCTTTACAAGCCGCGGGGGGAGGGCGCTCCTGCCGCTACCACTAAAGCTCTAATGAGATGATTAAACCTTCTTATTAGAGCTTTTTTATTGCAATTTTTCAATCTTATTAACTACTGAATTATAGTTATCTAATATATCTTGTTTAGCAAATGAAACAGCTTTTGAGCTGTTGACAAAAAACACTTCTTTTAAAAAATCAGCTCCTTTATAGTTTAAGATCTTACCTTTTAAGTTTCTTGCAATATCATTAGGTGTCCATTCCTTAAACTTTGTAATATCATAAACAATAGCTTCTATCCCTTGCGCTTTTGCATATTCTAAGTTTTTCTTTATTCCGTTATAAGAACTGGTATCTTTTCTATCTGCTTTAAGCCCTTTTATCTCATATTCTGGATTTTTGTAACCTTCTAAAATCAAGTGGGGGCGTATCCTTACACTTACTCCTAATTCGTTGGCTATTACCTTAGCGGTTCTGATATTCTCTTGTAAGTCCTTTCTATCTGCATAAGGGCTTACCGATACGGAGGCTCCGTTCTTTGCTTTGTATACCTCCCTGTAGGGTGCGTTGAGCTTTTGTAATTCTCGTTCTCTTGCCTCCTCCTTACTCTCTTTACTTATTTTTGATTTAGGCTTGTTAGCATTCCTAATTCCGCCTGATGATTTGCCCATAGGATCATATATCTAAGGTGGTTTCACTGATACAAGTTAGGTTCTTCTTGTAACAAAACTCTTTAGCTTTTTTACCCCCTCCATATACAACAAGGTTTGGATTGTCAAGTCCTGATATTTCCTGAGCGATGATAAGTTCCTTTTCCAAGTTATTAAGACGTGATTCATAACCACGAGTAAAAAAAGCGTTGTAACCTTCAGGAATGCCCATTTTGTTATAAGAGGCAAATTTCTCTGTTACGTTCAAATCAACGAAGATGTTTATATTGTAATCTTGTAAGAAACGAGCAATCCAACGCTTTTTGTAGATTTGGAATATCCCATAACTGATAGGGGTGGTTTCGTATAAACTACAATTTGGCTCAACGATATTCTTACACCCTGATTCTATGATAGCTGAGGGATTGTCCCAAATAGCCTCAAAGCGGTAATCATCAACGTAAAAATGATAAGTACCTACGCCTTGCTTACTCCTTTTTTCGGCTCCATAAGGGCGCAAAGGGACATCTACATAAATAGGCTGTGTATGTGGTAACAAAGTAGGAATATCATAGGGATTGTTAGAGGGAAAAAGGCAATCAGGTACCCAAACTTTCTTTTCTTGTTTGATATTTATATCGTTAGGGTCTTGCTCTGATAGGGTCTCTACATGAAGACTTTCAATATTGACCTGTACCTCTTCTACATTTACCCACTCTGTAAGAGTATCTTTGACAAAAGGATTGTGTTTTTGGTTATAGACTTCAAGGAGTATTTCTACTGCTTCTTTGCGGTCTTTGGCTAATATCTCAAAGGCTTTTAGACGAGTAGGGACACTTCCCCCCTCGCTGACAAGTTCGGATAGTACTTGTTTGCGGGTATGTCCGTCAATACAATAATATTTTCCTTGATCGTTCCATACAGCAAAAGGCAAGGCAAAGCCATGTTTTACAAGGCTTTCCTTGAGAAAATTTAAGTTGGTGGGAGTTTTTATATTTTTAGGTTGGAGGTCGTGTAGGTTATTTCTCCAATCAATATCAATGAGGTTGCCTATTCTGCTTTCCATGCCATTTTGCCTTAATTATCAAGGCAAAGGTACGACATGGCTTGCAATGGGTTGCTGTGTTCGTTTGTATAAAATTTGTTTTTTCTTTGTATTTTTTTTGTTCTGATACCTGTACGAGCAATACAAGAAAGAGAAATAAAAAACACCACCCCTAAATAAGGAGTGGTGCTAATGAATAACACATCAAGTTGAAACGAATAGGTAATTTGTACGGAGTGATTATAGTATTTTCTTCTCTATCTTTCGGAAGAGTTGTTGATATTCTGTAACGGCAAGCATATTGTTATGCTCCTTGCGGTAGTAGCTCACGCTTGAGGGGGATATACCCAAAAAAGTAGCTACTTCCTTATTTGATACAATAGAATGTTTGCTTGCCAATCCGCAAAACATCTTCATATAAGCAGTGCTATTGCTTATTGACTCAAGGGTACATTCTTCTATGGCTGTTTTTATCTTTTCAAGCATGGTATGTAAGTTATCAGTTGTTAGTGGTGGTTAGTTCCTTTTCTATGATTGCCTTGAACTGGTCAAAGCTGTAGCATACATAGTACTTATATCCGAGCGCTTCGGCTTTTTGTTGAAAGGCTTTTTGACTAGGGGTTTGCTTGTTTCCTTTGATTTTTATCTCTATGTAAATTATCTTTCCATTAGGAAGTAATACATTTAGGTCTGCAACCCCTGCGAGTACTCCCTCTGCCTTGAGGCGTTGCGCTTCACGAACATTGCGACTGCCTCCGTTAGGAACGGCGTATATCACGAGGTTAGGATACTGGAGTCTGAACCATCGCACGCACGCAGATTGTAAATTGCTTTCTTGGTGTTTCATTTGTTAATTATTTGCAAATACTTCTTTTAATATTTCAGTAGGATAACTTTTTACAAATCCATATTTTGCATCGTATTCATTGCCCATTGGTATATCTCTTTGTACACATATTTTAGCAGCTTTTTTACCCATTGAAATAGCTTGTTGTAAAGGTACTCTCCTGCCTACAATATTGCTATATCCTGAAATAGTGAAATAATCCTCGTTCTTAGTGGTTATTTTAGCTTCTATTTTGGTAAGGCGTTCATTTTGCAAGGCTATTTGTTGCGCTTGTAGTTGTTGTGCTTTCTCTAATGCTATCATCCCTTGTGCTTGAGTCATTAATAACTCTCCAGCTGTCATTGGTTTGATTGTTTGTTCAAGGCTTTCCAACCATTCTACTACACGTTTGCGAACAAACTTACTTTCACGAAGTAGTACTTGCTTTCCTTGTGCAATAGTGAGTTCAAACATAGGTTGTTCTCTATTCCATTGGTCTTTATAAGAGGTTGGCAAAATTTTTTGCTGACCTATTTCATCCTCAAACTCATCTCTGATAATAGCTAACATAGTCTTATGCTGTAACTCTGTTTCTTTACCCTCTTCTTTCCTGAAAATATTGATTTGATCTACAAGCTCAAGACTTGAGACTGTCTTTTTACTTGCCATTTTTTGAATTGTTATTATACTATCCATAATTGACGATTAATTCTTAAAATTATTTTAAAGTGCAAAGGTATAAAAATATTTTAATTGTTCCTACAAATTTTTTATATAATTATTTGAAAATGAGTAATATTTATAGTTGTTTTTGCGTATGTAAAAACGATAATAAAGCTAATAATGAATATAATACGTTTTGTTAAATTATGATTTTAACCGAGCAAATGAAGGGTTACGAGGATGCAGAAATAAGCTCCTTGTAACCCAAATCATTACTTTTTATTCGTACATTATTAATAATTCTAATTCTAAGGCAATAGCCTGTTCAATTCGTGCACCTTTACTTTCTTCCCAATCACGTAATATATAAATAGCTTTACAATGCAGAAGGTCTGCTATACCCCTAACTATATGATTTTCCCAACTATCATTTTCAGATAGTCCGTTTTCAAAGGGGTTTACGGTAGTGTGTCCTTGTTCTTGTAGCTCTCTAGCTACATCGGCAAAGCGTTTACGGGTTTTTATTAGGTCTGTCCCGCTAATCTTACCTGATATATATACTTTCATATTCTTAACTTTTTAACAATGGTTTGTACTTGTTCCTTGAGTTGTGTACGTGTACCTATGTTATCTATCACAAAGTGAAAAACACTATCAGGTACATCATCAAGGTCTGTTTCAGATGGGTGAGTGTCTGTATTACCCATGTTGCTTTTTATATGGATAAAGACAGGGTCAAGCTGTTTCATCTGCTCATATTCCACTTTGAAACGCATGTCTGTGATAATTACTCTTGGAAATTCATATTTCTCGAAAACTAATCGCCTAAACATTAGTTTAGCGAATATATCCTCCCTAAGGAGTTCCTTGTAAAAGTCAGCTGTCTTTTGGTACAACTCTCTTATTGTTAAGGTACTCGGCAAGCCGTTTACATCTATTAATCGGCTTTCTTTGAAAAGGTCTAATGTGTAAGACGTCTGTCCTGTTACTTGGGACACTATCTCTTTAACGGGCTGGGCAAAGGCTCTTAGTTCGTACTTGCATAGGGTGTAGTCATTGAATAGGTTTGCCACAGTATCCTTACCTACTCTTTTTTTTCCTGATAGTACGATGAGTTTTTTATTCATAGTTGTTCACTTTATAGGTTTGTATGAGTGTTTTTACAAGTTCTTCCCGAGCTTCTTCATAATTATCAAAACCTCCATTTACAATTGCTTTAGTTTTATTAATCTTTTTCTTTCTACAATCATTTATGACATAAAAATAATTCAATCCTATAGGAGAATTATATCTTCCATATTCCCATTCTTGATTAACATTTCCGTATATTTTTTTCTCTACGAACCATTCAAAGACTTGTTCCCAAGTAGGAATTGAAGCGTAAAAACCTTTCCTGTTGTAATTGTCTAACTCAACATCTTCGATAGGAAGAATATAATCTAAATGTATTTCTTCAGAGATACTAAATTTAAATGTAGTATCAGCTGAGAAAAAATAAAACATAGTCTTTTTGTTAAAACCTATTTCTTTAAGTTCTTTGGCTATCTCTAAGGGTACAAGCCAAGTGGGGTAGTCGTTATTTTTCATCTTAATTTTTTATTACACCTATATTTTTAAAATATCTTAATACTTCTTCCTCTGTTATTGATTCAAAGTATTTATCTGCTTCTTCCTCTTTTAGAAATCCTAAAGATAAAGATGTTAATACTTCTTCATCAGATGTAGATATTTTAATTTTATAATCATCTTCATCATTGTAATTCTTTTCTATGAGTATTTGTCTATCTTCAAGTTCAAATATTTTGCAAAATGTGTATTTTTTATTCTTCATTTTCTTGTTATTAGTGTTATCTTTAAATAAATCATCAATATTCAAATTATCTATATTGCCTAAGTTAATTTGCTCTTTAATTATAGCACCTGTATTATTTATAATTTGCATCATTTTCTTTTTTTTAATTAATCTTTCACAAATTTCCCGTTGATCATCATTCCTTCTCTGTTTTTTATCTCGTTGTAGGCAATATTGAGGCACTCCTCAAGGGTAGTATTATACAAGTCAGCCAAAGTGTACAAACAATCAAAAATCAACGATATACAAAGTCTTGTAGTATGACTTATTTTACTTTTATAAAACAAGCACTTCTCATCAATCCTGATAAAGTTTCATTGAGTGTAATTGCTGTATATATGCCTTTTGCATACTCATCCCAAACTGTCTTTTTGTACTTGCCAAAAAAGGATAAAGCATCTCCTTCTACCATATAGCAATAGTTAATAAGGCAAATCATAGTATCACCTAGCGCATCTTGTACAGCGGGTTTGTCATTGTCATAACACGCCTTTATAAGTTCTCCTACTTCCTCGTGTGTTTTAAGAAGCTGGTCAAATGGAGTGCTTTTATCAAAAATTCCCCTTTCTTTTGCCCACTCTTGGATAAGAGGGATGAGTTCTTGGATTGTTTTCATTTTTATTCTATTTTTTTACAATTATTAATTCCGTCTAAATGTAGATACACCAATTCTGATATATCATTAGCATACGATTCAAAAGCCTTAAGGAGAGGTTCATCACTCTTGTTAAGATTTTTGAACTCTTCTACCACCTCTCTTGTGTGCTTCTTTGCATTTTTGAAATTACTCTTGAACTTGTATTTTAGATTACCTTCCTCTATCATACATAGTAATTCATTCGTAGCATCGCAAAAGGCTAAGGCTAATATCAGGTAGTGCGCCATCTCCTCCCTTTTGAGGATTGGTTTTACTTGGTTCTCTCGAAAATCTGCTATAGCTATTTCTTGTAAATGCTTAGCTTCCTTGTCTGTGATTTGTAGCCCTCTTGCTCTGAGTTCTGTTATAAATTTTGTACTTTTCATTTTAAAAAGGTGTGTTACTTTTAGGATCTATTTTTGGCAAATTATTTTCTTGTTGTAAGAACGAGTTATATTGCCCTCCTCGTTCAAAAAATCGCATGTACTGTAGCTGACATCCTGTAATTATTCCTCCTGTTGTGCCGTTGCGAAACTTTGAAATAATAACCTCTACTTCATTGGCTGTAGGTGATCCGTCCTCCCATTGTGGTATGCCATAGTATTCAGGACGATAGAGGAATAGTACATTGTCAGCATCCTGCTCTATGGCTCCCGATTCTCTGAGGTCTGAAAGCATGGGTCGCTTATCTGCTCGTGTCTCGACCCCGCGGGATAGCTGGGATAAGGCAACGATTGGTATGTCTAACTCCTTAGCCAACCCCTTGAGGGTACGGGATATTTCACTAATTTCTTGGTCTCGTGTGCGGCCCTTTTGGTTATTACTAATGAGTTGTAGGTAATCAATGTAAATGATTTTTACTTTTCTTTCCCTTACCCACTTCTTTGCTTTGATTTTTAGAGATAGTAGTGTAAGAAAGGGTTCATCATCAATATACAAGGGCAGTTTGTTGAAAGAAGGACGGAGGCTTACTGCAACATCCATCTCACTTTGTGTAAGTGAGCCAAAAGCCAACTTGTTGCTATCTATCCCTGAGTAATTGGCAAAGAGCCTTGCCGTTAGTTGTCTTGCACTCATTTCAAGGGAGAATATCCCTACAGGGTAGCCTAATCGTGCTTGATGAAGCGCATCACTAAGAGCGTATGCTGTCTTTCCCATGGCAGGGCGCCCTGCTATAATGACAAGGTCACTCGGTTGGTAGCCGTTGAGTTTAAGGTTTATGTCTCGTACAGCAGTAGAAACACCTGCACGCTCTGATTTAGGTTTAAGGACTTCTGTTAAGTAATCTCCTATATCCTTGGGTTGTTTGATAGATAACCAATCAGACACTTTATCAAGCTCTTTGTAGGAATAATCCAATAACTCAAAAATATCAGTATCATCTTCATAGGATTGCTCTATAAGCTGATAACCTACATCAATACTCTTTCTCTTCACATACAACTGCATAAGAATTAATGCGTGATATTGAATGTTTGCTGATGATGATACTCTTTCCGTAAGAGCAATAAGATAAGCACTCCCTCCTACTTCTTTAAGTTTACCCATTTTCTTTAATGCATCACTAACAGTCATTAAATCCGCTACTTGAGACGATTTGTATAAAGATAGGATTGCATCATAGATTATTGCGTTTTTTTGATTGTAAAAAACATTTGTGTCTTTCACTACCTCGACAAATTCAGCAACTCCTCTTTGCTCCATGAGCATGCCACCAAGTACAACTTCTTCCAATTCAGGGTTGTTAGGTATTTGTTTGTTTTGCATTTCAAATATTTTTTAATAAGTAATTTCATTACCATTCTCATCAAAGCGAATACGCTTAGGAGCTGTGGTTACAGGGGTATTTTTTGCCACTTCTTGCCTTTTTTTAAGCCAGTTTTTAAAGTGTGACCTGTAATCTCTCACTTCTTTTAACCGTTCTCCTTGTAACTCCAAATGCTGATTAAAAGCCTCCAATTGCTCAGAAATCATGTTTTTATCAATTACTTTTAGGTTTTTGATTATTGCATTACAAAGATTCTCGTCGTTTAAATAATCACATTTTAATTCGCTGATTGATTTTATCACTCCGTTATCAGATGAGTAATATTTTTTCTCATCAGTGATGGCGGAGGCGTCTTTATCATCATCATCATTTACATCATCATTTACATTATCATTTACATTAGGGGTTTGGTTGGGGTTTGGTTGGGGTTTTTCAGGGGTTACTTCGGGGTTTTCTTGGGGTTTTTCTTTTCTTGGTCTTCCTCCTTTTAGACCGTGTTCCGCTCCCTTCATCCCATTAATGTACTTTTTATTGTTAGCTTCTATCTGTGGTTTTATCAGCTCCATTGCCACACTCACTACCTCGCCACATTCAGTAGTCTCACCTGTTATTCCATACTCGATTATGGCAAGTGCTAACTCAGCTTGAATGTCCCTCTTTTTTATCGCTCGGATAGCTTTTAGGAATGAACTGTAAAACACGAAACTTTCTCTTTCCATTGGTTGTTATTTAAATGAACGTGATAATTACTTCTTATGTTAATTTCTCTTGCATTTGGTAGTCTGCTTTTATTAGCAGGAATACCGCTCTGGATTGAGGTCGGAGAACATTCTCCCAATCTTCATCAGCAAATGCATAATGCAATATCGCCATTGTTACTTTTGTCTGTTCTGATTTTGGGAGATGACTCATAGCCTCGTACCAACTTCTTTTGAATGTAAATCTTTCTATCATATTTTTATTAATTAATCTTTTTAAAGCCCTCTCCTTAGTATACACGCCAAGTACAAGCGAGGGCAAAAAAATGAATGAGTACTTAGAATAATTTAGGTTGCAATTGCATAATCCTTTGTTTTCCCTTCTCAAAGTATTCTTGGTCTATCTCGGTTGCAATGCCTTTCATTCCCATATTATGCACGGCTTCCATACAGCTCATACTTCCTGCAAAGAAGTCGGCTACTACTATTTCATTTAGTGGTTTGTCTTTAGGAATAACCAGCCCCAAAAGGCGCTCTAAGAGACGAACAGGCTTCTGCGTGGGGTGAATAGAGGAACGATATGCATCTAGACCCTCTATCATTATACTTTCTTCATTAGCTCCTTCTATAATAGACTTTACACTAACCAACATTCTATCATTTTCCAACAATGTATTCCCTTTTATGCCAGTTTCCCATTTATGTTTTCTGAATTTCTTCAAATGTAATAAAGAGGTATCTCCTTCTAAAAACTTCAATATGTTATCTAGTTTATCACTATTTTTTATCGCACTTTTAATCGCCTTTATATCAGATACCAAAGAGTCTATATTATGTTTTTTCTTCTCAATATAAGGAATTTTACATCTGTTAATCTTACCTTTTTCTGAATAAATGGAAATAGTTTCGTGCCTTCTTCCAACGGCTAATGTTGGTGTTGTACTTCTTTTTTTATTCCAAATAATTTCCTCTTTAAACACAAAGCCCAATCCATCTAATATGGTATTCCAACGATAAAATGAAGTACCACGCCCAAATAGTACGATAAAGCCTTTTTTTGTAAGTAACCGCTTGCATTCGGCAAAAAATTTGGGTTCGTCAAAAGGGCGTTCCAGCTTTTGGTTTTTGAGATACAAATAAGGCGGATCTATGCATATTACATCAATACTCTCATCAGCAATGGTAGCCATTACCTCTAGGTTATCGGCATTGTATAATTGTATATTATTCATTAGCTTTTTTTTGATTTGAAATTAGAGATTTGATAAAGATTGCCGCGCGCTCAAATCGGTTGTTAATTATTATTTAAGTAATTCAGGGTTCTCATATATATTCCCAATAACTTCAAAACATTTGGTGTTATAGCGTAAAAGAGCTATCTTTTCACCAACTGTAGATTTACACTCAAACCCACAAACTTCAAAACAGACTATAAAATTTTTTATAGGTGTTTTGTGTTTCTCTGTTTTTTTATGAATTTGTTCATTATATAGTATATCCCCTTCATAGATTTCAGTGCCATTTTTGT